CATCCTGATTAATCAGATGCGCGGCGGGGTGAACACGGGCGGCAGGATGACCCAGAAGCGGACGATCCACCAGCTCCGCGAGATCGCACGGGTACGGCAGTCGGAATGGTGGTCAAGAGTTTTTGACGAATTGTTTTTTATGTACCTGTCCGGGCTCCGCGGTTCCAACTCGGACTACATCTTCCCGACCAGCTACGCGGGCTTTGCCGGGAACGCTTTCAACGCCCCCGATGCCGAGCACCTTCTGATGCCCGGTACGAAGATCAAGACGACCATTACCGCGGGCGACACGATCACCCTGGGGCTCATCGACAAGGCTGTGGCTCTGGCCACGATGATGGGAGGCGGAACGGGGGGAACCCCCAAGATCCAGCCGATCCTCATCAACGGCGAGAAGCACTTCGTCCTCTTGATGAACCCGTGGCAGGTGTACGACCTTCGGCAGACCACGGGCGGCGCCGGCTGGCTCGACATTCAGAAGGCAGCGGCAGCGGCTGAAGGCCGCAAGAACCCGATCTTTCAGGGCGGGCTCGGCATGTATAACAACGTGGTCCTGCATGAGCACCAGGCCGTAATCCGTATGGCCGACTACGGCAACCCCGCGACCGTTGAGGCGGCGCGGGCTCTGTTCATGGGCGTCCAGGCGGCAGTGATCGCCTTCGGCTCCAAGGGCAACGGTCTCCGCTTCGGCTGGTACGAAGAGGAGAGAGACAGCGGAAACCAGGTCGTGATCAGCACACACTCGATCTTCGGAATCTCCAAGGTGCAGTTCAACGCCAAGGACTTCGGGATCATGGCAATCGACACGGCAGCCAAGCAGCCGGTCGGGTAACAGGGGATCACAGGCATGACAACGGGGGAGGCGGCTCTCCCCCTTCACTAAAGAAAAAGGAGATACGACTATGTTGAAATCGACAAACGTGGCAGGTTCCCGGCCTTCTGTCTATCCGGACGAAGCCGGGAAGGTTCTGGTGAGCGACGGTACATACGAAATCACCGCTGCTCTGAACGTAGACGAGCAGACCATTGCGTTGTGCTCGCTCCCGGTAGGGTGCATCCCTCTGGACTTCACCCTGATTGTGGACGACCTCGATTCCGGTAGCGCTGCAATCGTCGTGGATGGCGGTGGGATCGCCTCGACGGAAGACTCGGTTGATAAGATTATGATCTCCGCGTCTACCGTTGCTCAGGGGGGCGGGGTTGCCCGTTCGACCCTATTCCCGATTGTGGCCCCTGTTGAGACGGAGACACTGTTTGGTATGCACATCACCACGGCAGCGGGGACAGCCGCAGCAGGGACCATCCGGGGGATCTTAACATACAGAGCCGAAGAGTACGGCGGATAAGACAGGGTCAACGCGACCCCGTAGGCGTGGCGGTGGGGGTATCCCTCCTCTTGCTCCACCGCCACGGCCTACAAACATTGGAGGATTTATGCAGGTTCAACTGTTCGTTGAGAGAGACCAGAGCGAGTGCATCGTCAATCTGGCGGGAACGGCCTACAAGTTCAAGCGAAACGAGCATGGACACCTTGTCAGTGAGATCACGGACCAGGAGCACATCAAATGGGTGACGGACCCGTACCATAACACCGCATTCAAGGAATACAACGTCCTGAAGAAAATCATCGAAGAAGTGGTCGATGATGCTGTTGTCACGGAAGTGAGAGAACTCTTGACAACCGTGACAGAGCTGCCCGTGCATGAGCAGGTCGGTAAGGACGCCTTTGCACCCCACACCGGACAGGTGGACAAATCTCCCGAAGCCAAAAAGTCTCTTCCCCCCTATCCCCAAAAGGGATCAAAGAGACCGCAGAAGAGGAAACGCTGATGGAAGTAGATGCAATCGTGGCAGAGGTTGAGAAAATAGTCCAGGACACGACTTACGACGAGACCTGGATTATCGGAAAGTTCAACGAGGCCCTGCTCCTACTGGCCACGATGTGCCGAATCCCTGGCCTTCAGACGACCGCGGTGGTAGGGGCGGCAGCAGCGGCAATGACAGCGGCCCTTCCGAAGACCTACCTGCATGACCTCTACCTCGTGACGACACCGACGTACCCACAGGGCATTCTGATTGCCCCGAACATCAAGGAATTGAAGGCGAATTCCAATGACACACAGACCGGCCCCGTGCAGATCATCTGCCTTGATGGGAAGATCCTGAACTTCAGGCCCATCCCGGAAGATGCCGAGAACATGACGCTTCATTTCTACGGAAAACCAAAGGAGCTGGCAGCCGGGGACGCGTTTCCCGACTACATCCCGGAGATTCTTCACAAGGAGATCTTCCAGAATTACGCTCTTAAAGAGGCATACATCCAGATCGAGGACGGGCTCGACGGAGTGATGCCGAACACGCAGAAATACAGCGGTCTGGCAGCAAACGGGATTGCCTCTCTGGTCGCTTTCTACCCGAACGCGCCCAAGGCAAGAGTTAATGTTCAGCGACTCAGAGGGGATTTCTGATGAAACCCTTAACGATCAGGGGATTCAAAGGCATGAATAACGTACTCGAAGAGGGCGGCTTCTCGGGTCACAACGACGGAACGATGACAGCGATCCCGAGGGTCATTCTGAACGCCGATGTCACGGCAGAGGAACGGCTGAAAAAGCGGGGCGGATATCGACTCCTGGCCAGTCTTCCCAACGCACATAGCGCCTGGGGCACCAGGCATGTCTTGCTGGCTGCTGCGGAAGGGCGACTCTATCGATTCTACCCTGACGGGTCGAAGGTCAACCTGTGCGCCATCACCGGCCCCTACGAGGAGAAACTCTTCTACGCGGCGGTGGATGGACTGGTCTACATTTCAAGCCGCCACTGGATGGGAATTCTCGATCCAGCACAAAACACGGTGAGCACATGGGGGATACCGATACCGGAGCAGCCCGTCCTTGCAGTGATGAATGGCACCGGGGCGCTAAGCGGCGGTCGCTACCAGGTCTGCTACACAAACGTCGTTGGGGAGCAGGTCGGTGGCAACGGGATGATCGCCGAGATCGACATTTTGACTGACAACTCAACGATCTCATTACTCAACAAACCATCCGACGCCATAGCATGGGCGACCGACCCGGACGGGAGCACCTTCTACCGCGCCGCGTATGAGAAGGCAGAGATCACAGACATCGACACGATGGAGCCCCTACCAACCTTTCTGTGTGGTCCTCCCAACCCCATGAGGTTCATTCGGCGAGCGTTCGGTCGCCTGTGGGGCGCGGTGGACAGCACTCTATGTTACAGCGAACCCTATCGGTACGACCTCTATAAATCCACGAACATGTTCTCATTCCCGAATGACATCCTTCTCGTTGCGTTTGTGGACGGTGGAATCTTCGTCGGGTTCGATGACAGGACTATCTTCCTTCCCGGGACAGAACCGAGTGGGATGCGGGAGGCCCATGTCGGGGCAGGGGTGGCGCGAAATATCCTCGCCTACTGCAACAACATGCCGGATATGGGCAACAACGTCCCGGTCTGGGTATCAAAAGACGGTCTGATGGCGGGCGGGCATAGCGGTGCGCTCGTCAAGATCACGAAAGACAGGGTCCAGTTTCCGGCCGGGCAGGAAGGGGCGGCAGTGTCCCGGACTGTCAACGGGCGGGAGCAGTTTTTGACCAGCTTCAAGCAGGAACGCCCTCGCGTGAGTGGGGTCGGTTTTGGCGACTCCGCTACATGCGAGGTCGTGCGAAACGGGAAAGTTCTTTAATCATTAGTAGTTGGGGTTTCCCTGAAGGGTGGCCACCCGGACGGGAACGCAAAAAAGAATCAGGGGCATGTCGGTGCCGACACATCGACGCGCCCCTTTTTCTTTGCCCCGCAGACAACAACCACACAACAAGGAGGAACACACAATGGACGAATTCAAAGATGGACAGGTACTTGAAACCCCGGAGCAGATAGCATCCGCGATCTTGGCAGGATGGAAGATCAAAGGCGTCGTCACAATGGAACATTGGCGCAAGGGCGTCAAGCTGTTCGAGGAAACGGGCGAGAACACCTTCACGACTGAAGGCATGGCCAAGCTCCTGAACATCATCTTCCACGACATCGCCAAAGCGGCGTCCCATGTCTGGTACGTTGGTATCTTCAAGAACAACGTCACACCGGCATTGGCCGACACGGGTGCAAAGCTGGGCTCCGGCAACGCCTATGGCGAATGTCAGGATGCCGATTATGACTCACCGCTGACCAACCGTCCGTCCTATGTAACTGAGGACACGGCTACGGCAGTCATCACCAACGTCAACGCCAAGGCGCACTTCGTCATGAATGCATCGATTACCGTTTACGGCGCCTTCCTCGTTGACACAGCGGCGAAGACCAGCGTAGCGGGCGCCCTGATGTGCGCCAAACGGTTTGGGACCCCCCGTGCCGTCATCGCCGATGATGAAATCTATGTAACGTACCAGATCACCTGCACCACGAGCTAACCACTCACCAAAGGCCAAAAGAGTAGAGGGCGAATATGTTCAGCTCACATGCCGTAATCAATCTGGAGGGGTGGGAAGGCGCGACCTTCTATCAGGAATTTACCTGGGAGACGGGAGACCCGGCTGAACCCGTGGACCTGACTGACGTGACTGCCAGGATGCAGGTGAGAGCGGATGTTGCGGACGATGATCCTGTCTTCGATCTCACGACCGAAAACGGCGGGATCGTGATCCTGTCTCCAGCGACCGATGGAAAGTACGCCATATTTCTCACCCCCGCGCAGACTCTG